AGCCTTTCGAGGTTACAAGAGTTTCTACTTTTCGGGTCGTTGATCATCCAGCGCCTCTTGGTAGCACGCTAGAAGTATTTCGCTCAAGTATCTATTAGCGGCCTTTCGGTCACTATAGTAACTTTTGCTAGATACAACTGGTAAGTATTCAACCGGAGATACAGTATCTGGCTCTAAATCATCCAGTACTGAGAACATTAGGAATTGTAGTTCTCGTGATGTCTGAGTTAAAGCAAGCACAATAGGGTGGGATCCTGTAAGGGATCCTATACTCCTATCTGCCAAGGTCTTCTCATTGTAAGACACGCCGATGGATTGAAAATTCCTCACAAGATTTGGGAATTCTGTTTCCATATCTAGAGGGGTAATCTCCATCGCTTTCTGTATTATGTTCGCGGTTCGTTTTGTTATAATACTTTGTATTATTTCATCACGAGTGAGCTTCAAGGTAAAGTTACCATACTCAATATTGAGTGTGGGCTCTACGGAAGCTCTTAACCACAACATATACTGAAAGCGTCGAAGGTCCTCTGATTTAAGAACCTGAGACAAACCACAATGGCCTGTATCTGGAGAAATGAAATCTCTTTTATACAATATCTCGACTAAGTCTAACATACTAAGTATGTCATTCTTGTTAAGAATATTATATTTAATTGATGACATCTCTTTACCTCTTAAAGCTAGCCTTTTGGCGAACTCTATTTGGTAATTCTCTTGATCACCAATGATTGACTTAGAATAATTGATCGTAAGACCAATTTTCTTTAGTAACCATTGGTAGCGTCGTGCCACAACTTTATTAAATATCACAATGTCATCACCCAACAGCTTGTATTGTTTGAAGAAACGTAAAGGTTTCCCTTTATGTATATTCTCCCAATTACTAGCGAATTGAACGATATCATGGTGCCATAGAGCAAAACTTGGGAAGGAAGATAGTAAGCCTAAAGGCTGACCTACCGACCATCTTACGGATTGTCCCGTGGCTTTAATAAAGAAGTCCCGTTTCGTCATTACTGAGTACCAACTTTCGGCTACATGTCGATTTGACATCAGCTCTAAACGGAATTTCTGCATTTTTGCAGGAATCCTGTCAGAAGCTGTTGAAAGATCAAAACAATAAGTCTCATGTCCAATACTTTCTTCGATTAAGGATGAAAATCCTTCATCTTGGTTAGATGTGGCATCAGTCTTTATTGATTGTAGCGTCCTATACAGAGAAATTTGTACAGGCTTTAATGAAAGTTGTGACCAGTAATCTCCTATTGCGAATATACGTGTTTTACCAGCGGGTTCGGCTGAAAAGCCTAATCTACCGGTATGTAACGTTTGATCGCTTGTGCTCGAAGAAGCTTGTTGCTCCATCCACTCTGTAATCCAATCTTGCCCTAGGGCTTGATTGAGTTGCTTTATGGATTTTGCTAGAGTTTCGTCTTGCATAACAGCCATAGCATCAAGGTGTGAACATGCTACCGCTGGACCATTAGGTCCTTTTGATAGTGTTGTTAATACCTTGCTCCATGGTTGAATAGGATCTGATAAAGAACCTAAATACCACTTACGCTTTTGCGTAAATTTTCTTAGGAATCTTTTAAACTTTTTAGTAATATCCCGTTCTGATTCCTTTTTTTCCTTAGTCATCTCGTCAGTTATACTTCCTAAATTAGAGTAATCGATTTCTAATTTGATTTGTTCGTAAGAACGAGCGATAGTTAGGCTGAGACGTTTGGCATTCCTGCCCCCTTTGATGAGTGGTCTTAATGACCACAAGGGTTTAGGGATACCTTTCGAATCAACTTTACAGAACGATAGAGGTTGAGTTGGAAGCTCCAACAGATAGTTACGTAGAAATGTGTAATTATCTTTGTAGAGTCCTAGTGTGTACTGTTTTCCATGATTCTTGATAGAATCATAGATCTCGGTTTCATACTTGATCCAAATGTCAATAACCTTATTTGGTGAGAAATTCTGTAAGTCTAAAGAAGCTATTAAAGCTAATCTATTCTTACTTAATCTTTTCATCATCTAGGTGTTATCTGATAATTGAATCTGCTCTCCCGACAGGGTAATGCCGGTGCCACCAATCAGACAAAGGTGATCAAGTGAAAACAGATACCC